GCTAAGCGAATAAGCCAGCAAAACACAGAACAATCTAAGCTTATAGAGCAGCGAAAGAATAACCTACCGCCCGTAAACTTTGAGTCGAATGAAGACTCGCTGGACGGATTTGACTTTGCTGAATTCGAGCCCAGATGAGACTATATTTTTTATCATAACTTTGTGTAATTAAATTAAATCTATGGAAATCAAGGTAAAAGAGCTTGGTTCGGTGGAAGCCAAATCAGTTCAAGAGATAGAAGGGGAGTTGCTTGCTAAACACGAGGAGTCCCTTTCTGAAACAAAAGAAGCTCCCGAACCCGTTCAGGAGTCAGTACTAGAGGACAAAGCGCCCTCATCGCTTAATGAGGAAGACGTTCTTTCGTTTATTAAAAATCGCTACGATAAGCAGATTAACTCTGTGGATGAACTCTTTAGTGCCAGAGAAGAGGCCTCTGAGTTGCCAGAAGATGTTGCTGCTTATATGAAGTATAAAAAAGAAACGGGTCGCGGAATCAAAGACTTCATTAAACTCAATGAAGACATTGATGAGAGCAACCCACAAAGTCTTTTAGCTCAGTACTATGCGCAGACAGAGTCTGACTTAGACTCGGAAGACATCCAGTTCATGATTGATGAGCGTTTCTCATTTGATGAGGACTTGGATGACGAATCTGATGTCAAGCGCAAAAAGCTGGCTATGAAGAAAGAGCTTGCAAAAGCTAAGAAGTTTTTCGAGGAAGAACGGGAGAAGTATCGTGCGCCACTTGAGTCGAGTGGTATGGCGGTCTCTACCGAGGACCAAGAGGCTTCTAAAGCTTACAAGGAATATATGGCACAGGCTCAAAGTGTCCAAGAGGAGAACCAGAAACGGTACGAATGGTTTCAGCAGAAGACTAGCGAGGTTTTCGGTGACGGATTCAAAGGTTTTGAATTTGCGGTCAACGACAAGACTCTTGTTTATTCTCCAGCCGAAGCTGCGGAACTCAAAAAGTCTCAGTCTGACATTATGAACTTTATTGGTAAGTTCGCTAATGAAGACGGTCTAATTGAGGACGCCAAAGGATATCATAAGGCGCTGGCCGTCGCGATGAATCCCGAACGATTTGCTAAATTCTTTTACGAACAAGGCATGTCGGCTGCTGTTGATGACGTTGCACGAAAATCTAAGAACATTAATATGGACATTAGACAATCGCCGCAAGCCGTCAGCAAAGGTGGGATGAACGTGAAGTCACTGAGCAACGACTCTGGTCGTGGTCTCAAAATTCGTTCAAACAAATAATAACACTTAACCCCGCAAAATAAAATGGCTGGTTCAGTACAAGCGGTTCCCGGGTTCGATTTACAACCCAGTTCCGAACAGGTGGCATTGTCCACCAACTACATCACGAACTTTGATTTCTTGAATCAATATCTTCCCGATACCTACGAGAAGGAGTTCGAGCGCTATGGTAACCGTACCGTAGCATCTTTCTTGCGCATGGTTGGAGCAGAGATGCCCTCTAACTCTGACCTTATCAAGTGGGCCGAGCAAGGTCGCTTGCACACGAAGTACACTAACGTTACTTCTGCTGCTTCTGCCGCTGCCGACACCGCTACGTTGACTATCAACGACACTCTGGTTCCAGGTTCTGGAGCTATCGCTATCCGCGTTGGACAAACCATCATGGTATCTGCCAATGCAGGCGCCGCTACCTTGTACAACAAGGCTATCGTTACTGCTGTAGACACTGCTGCTGGCACGATTGACGTTGCTTACTACGAGGCAGGCGGTCAGACTTTTGGTTCTGGCGTTGCTTGTAGCTTGTTTATCTACGGTTCTGAATTTAAGAAGGGTACCGAAGGTATGGACGGTTCTTTGGAGGCTGACGATGTCATCTTCGAGAACAGCCCCATCATCATCAAGGACAAGTATGCTGTTTCCGGTTCCGACATGGCTCAGATTGGCTGGGTTGAGGTTACCACTGAGAATGGTGCTACTGGTTACTTGTGGTACTTGAAGTCTGAGCACGAGACTCGCTTGCGCTTTGAAGACTACTTGGAGACAGCTATGGTTGAAGCGGTTCCCGCTGAGGCTGGTTCTGGTGCTGCTGCCGGCGCTGGCGTTACCTACAAAGGTTCTGAAGGCGTATTCTACGTTGTAAACAACCGTGGTAACGTTTGGTCTGGTGGTAACCCATCTACTTTGTCTGAATTCGACTCTATCGTAGAGCGCTTGGACAAGCAGGGTTCTATTCAGGAGAACGTAATCTTCTTGGACCGTCAGTTCGGTTTCGACATTGACGATATGTTGGCTGCTCAAAACTCTTATGGTGTTGGCGGTACTTCATACGGTTTGTTCGACAACGACATGGACATGGCTTTGAACCTCGGCTTCAAAGGCTTTACTCGCGGTTACGACTTCTATAAGACTGACTGGAAATATTTGAACGACCCCACTATGCGCGGTGGTATCAATGCCGGTAAGATTAATGGTATGTTGGTTCCCGCTGGTTCTACCACGGTATATGACCAAATCTTGGGTAAGAACGCTAAGCGTCCTTTCTTGCACGTTCGTTACCGTGCTTCCGAGACTGAAGACCGTCGTTACAAGACTTGGGTTACTGGTTCTGCTGGTGGCGCTGCTACCTCTAGCTTGGATGCTATGGAAGTTCACTTCCTTTCTGAGCGTGCAGTTTGTACCCTTGGTGCTAACAACTTCTTCATCTTCGAAGACTAATCAGAAGCTGATTAAACAACGGGGGGAGGGTAACTCCTCCCCCTTTTTTTAACTATAATTATATCACATCAAATGGAACAGTTCATTCCTACCGGGGATAAGATGTATGTCTTAAACCGAAAGAGCGCCCCGCTATCTTTTATGTTAGCATCTAGAAACTCCCGTCGCAAGCCATTGCTTTATTTTGACGGACAATCAAACAGAGCATTACGATATGCTCGCAACCAACGAAGCCCTTTTGAAGACGAGCAGGATGGCAATGCCATTCTTGAGCCCATCGTGTTTGAAGACGGCTTCTTATTCGTTCCTAGAACGAATCCCGTATTACAACATTTTCTTTCATTGCACCCCGGATATGGAAACATCTTCGAGGAGGTTAATAATGAGCGTGACGCTCAAGAGGAAGTTGAAAACCTAAACGCTGAGGTTGACGCATTAATTGCTGCTCGCTCCTTGGACATTGAAATGCTTGAGAACATCTGTCGAGTGATGCTCGGTAGCAAGGTGGATACCATGACGACCGCTGAACTTAAGCGCGATGTGTTGGTATATGCCAAGAAGAACCCAATGCAGTTCTTGGAGATGCTTAACGACCCCATGCTGGAGCTCCAGAGTAAGGTTGCTAAGTTCTTTAGTGAGGGCATCTTGCGCACGCGCAATAACAATAAAGATGTATACTTCAACTTGCCAAACAATAAGAGCCGCATGCTAGCTGTTCCTTACGGTGAGTCATATACTTATATTGTATCGTCCTACCTACAGAGCGACGAGGGCATTGAGACCTTGAAGCTTTTAGAGAAGCACTTGGAATAATAGTTTGCATTACAAGTAGAGAGGGGGCCGCAAAAACGCGGCCTCTTTTTTTTGGCTATCTTTGTGAAAACGTTTTAAGATGATAAACTCAGTAAGAAATACTGTACTATCGGTAATAAATAAAAACAACTACGGATACATATCGCCCGCTGACTTCAATTTGTTTGCGAAGCAGGCGCAGTTGGATATATTTGAAGATTACTTCTACAAGCTAAACTACCAGGTAAATAAAGAAAATGCCAGGATGTCTGGCACGGGCCTTGCTGATATACAAAAGCAATACGATGAGGTTATATCAACCTTTTCTACGACTGCAACTCTAGCTCATGTAGGCTCAAACAGATATACACTACCCTCGGATTATTACTTGCTAAACGTAATTGAATACAGTCCGACAGGGGTTGAGGTTGAGAAGATTGCAGAAAACAAAATACGCAACCTAACGGCATCTACATTGATGGCTCCATCAACAGCATTCCCGCTGTATGTACACAGGGGAGATGTTATTGATGTGTACCCAAACACCATCACGGGAGCGCTTGATATTAGTGCTTATTATATAAGGCACCCAAGAGACCCTAAGTGGACATACGTTACATTGTCTGGAGGAGAGCCGGTATTTGACCAAACGGCTGTTGACTATCAAGACTTTGAGCTACCAGACGCAGATGAGCCGACACTTGTAATGAAAATATTACAATACGCTGGCATCTCTATTCGCGAGGGGGACGTCTATCAAACGGCAAATGCGGAAGAGCAGCAAGAAAACGCAGCAGAAAAATAAGACATGGCATACCTAACTCAGTATCAATACTATCAAAACGCTGGCGTAGCACCAGAGGATGCGAACTGGGGTTCGTACCAGTATACCAGCCTGTCTGATATCGTCAACAATTTTATGTTGATTTATGCGGGCAACAACGAGCTGGTCAACAATATCAACAGATATCAGGTGCTGTTCTATGCCAAGCGGGCGATTCAGGAGCTTAACTATGACGCATTTAAGGAGATTAAGGCCCTTGAGCTAAGCGTAGACAGTCAGCTTCGTTTTGTCCTTCCGGACGATTATGTGAACTGGGTTCGCATATCTATGTACAAGGATGGCTTTATCTTCCCATTGACGGAGAACATTCAGTTGAATACCGCTAAGGCGTATCTTCAGGATGGCTCAGGCAGAATATTGTTCGACGAGTCTGGCAATATACTGAAGCCAGAGTTCTCTAACCTGGACTATGATAGAATTACCAAGCAGCAAAAAAGCATCTATCTGAACGAGAACAACCCAATGTTTGATGGTCAGTATGGATGGAACTACGATGGAGCATGGTTCTTTGAATACGGCATTGGAGCCCGCTACGGGCTCAACACAGAGACAGCTAATGCCAACCCTACCTTCCGCATAGATAAGAAGGCAGGAGTCATTAATTTCAGCTCTGGCATGGAGGATAAGATATGCCTGATTGAGTATGTCTCCGATGGCATGGAGGGCGGAGATGTGTCGCTTATCAGCGTAAACAAGCTGTTTGAGGATTACATGTATGCCTACATTAAGTATTGTATTTTGTCCAATAAGCTTGGAACGCAGGAGTATATTGTCAACCGCTCACGCAAGGAGAAGACGGCTCTATTGCGCAATGCCAAAATAAGAATGAGCAATATTCACCCCGGACGACTGCTTATGAATATGCGTGGTCAGGACAAGTGGCTTAAATAATGGATATACAGAATAACTTTATTAAGGGTCGAATGAACAAGAGCCTCGATGAAAGGCTCTTACCTCCCGGCGAATATGTTGATGCTCTCAATGTGGAAGTTAGCTCCATTGAGGGTACGAACATTGGTTCTGTAAAAAACATTAAAGGAAATACAAAGAAGACCACTATACTTTATAATGGAAGCGCTATAAGCGCAAGTGCTGTTTGCCTTGGCGCTATTGAGAATAACGCCACGCAGACTATTTATTGGTTTATACACTCTCCAGTGGATGGCGTAGATATGATTGTGTCATACAACGAAGTGATTGATGCGCTCACATACCATGTGGTATCTACAAGTGTATTAAACTTTGACCCTAAGTATTTGATAACGGGGGTTAATATCATTGATGACCTATTGCTTTGGACAGACAATAGAAATCAGCCAAGAAAGATTAATACTAATCGCTCATACCCTCAACCTGTCGCTGGCGTTGACCAGATTACGGAGGCAGACATTGCGCTCATTGTCGCACCACCAACGCAGTCTCCTACTGTTGCAATGAAAAACATTTCAGGGTTTGAGAACTACATGGACGTTCGTTTTGTTTGCTTTGGCTACAGATATAAATATGAGGATGGAGAATATAGTGCATTGTCTCAATTCTCTGACGCAGCATTTGTCCCAGGAGACTTTAGATTCAATGAAGAAACATATTCAAATGACGGGATGCTTAACGTACTCAATGGTGCAGATGTATCCTTTAATACTGGCAGTGATAGAGTTGTTGGTATTGATTTATGCTTTAAGTTAAACGACTCAAACATTATTAATGTTATTGAGAAGTTCAATAAAGAAGAGCAAGGGTGGGCAGACAATACCACTCAAACCATTGAGTTTGGCGCTAAGAAAATATACACAACGCTCCCACAAAGTGAGCTACTAAGGGTATATGATAA